TTTGGTTATATTCGAAGACGAAGGATTAAAACAATTAGCAGGTATTTCAGATTTTGAATATACGGCAAAGGAAACTCTTGGAGGAATTTCAGCATTAGAATATGCAGAGAAAGGAACATTGTCAGGTTTGTTATTCTTAGAGGCAACAATTGTTTCAACAATTGCAGGAATTGCAGACATTGACGCATATTATAAATTTGTAACATTAGCAGGTTTAGTTCAGATTGAAAGGGTGTTAAAAGAAACAATCTCTGGTATAATAGAATTCGAGGACGAAGGCATTGAAAGTTTATCAGGTATTACAACATTTGAAGACGAAGGAATTGAAAACATTGGAGGTATTGCAGACTTAGAAGACGAGGGAATTGGAACGTTAGGAGCGTTGATTGCATTTGAAGCCATAGAAAGAAGCAAGATTGCAGGAACGTCAATGTTTGAAGACGAAGGATTAAGTACATTGGGAGGAGTTGCAAACTTTTATAAAACAATTTACCCTTATTCTCAAAGCAATAACAAACCTTATAATAAAATAAAATAATATGTCAGTAAAAAATTACACATCAAGGGACAGAGTAGAAGCATTAATGCTTACAACAATTGAAGCAGATTGGCAAGATAACTTTAATATCTTTTTAGAGTCAGCTGAAAATTATATTGATACTTTTACAGGAAGAAATTTTGTAGCAGATACGGAATATTCTGCGAAAGTTTTTGACGGAAGTGGAAGCAAGCAATTAATACTTCCTGATCTTGTAGAAATTGAAAACATAACAATAACAGCCTCAGACGATAGCGAAGAAGTTTTAACAACAAGTCAATTTTATTCATATCCAGCAAATAAAACACCTAAAAACAGAATTGTTATAGATACAGACTTAGTAACATATTACTTTTATAAAGGACAGCAAAATATTTCAGTTTCAGCTAAGTGGGGTTATTCAGTTGCGGTTCCAAAAGAAATAGAATTGGCAGCGTCAATTATTATGGCAGGAATAATTAATTATGCTTACGAACATAATTCTGAGGTAGTTTCAGAAGGTATTGACGATTACAATGTGACTTATAACAGAAAGGAAGATTGGGTTAAATACGAGAGAGCAATTGAAATATTAAAGAAATATAAAAAAATAAGTTTTTAAAACTATGGCAATTGAAAATTTTTTTACAACAGAGTTTACAATAAAATCGCTTGAAGATATAGAGTCAACAAGTAAAGAGCAATTTGGCGAAGAAAGCGCAACAATATATTATTGCTATCTCATAGAATTCACAGGAGAGTTGGAGGAGTTTTTTGACGGTGGAGTAAGGAAAGCTTATCAAATACGTTTCGATCGATCAGTACCGCTTCAACAAGGAATGAAAATTATTATTGACTCAGTAGAATATGAGGTTGCTTCCGTTAAAGATAATAATATCATTAGAAGCCGTAACATGTCCGCTAACAAGCATAAAAAGGCTATGATATATAAGACTACTTAATATGTACCAAGTTCAAATTAAGGGGTTTACAGAGTTCCAAAACAGCCTTAGAAAGGCAGACTCAAACCTACAAAAAAATTTAAATACAGCAATTAAGAAATCGGTTAGTTTAATTAGTAGGAACGCAAAATTAAAAACGCCTGTTGATACAGGAATATTAATTAAAGGCTATCGAACAAAGTTTGGAAATTTAGAGGGAATTTTAGCGAATATAGTTAAATATGCTCCATATGTAGAATATGGGACAAGCAGGTTCAGGGGAAGGTTTTATTTGGCAAAGGGAATGCAAAACTCTCTTTCAGGAATAGAAAAATTTTTTGGAAAAGCGCTTAGCGACGTTATAGTAAAAATTACTAAAATGTGATATAATATAGAAAATTATGGGAAATTACACAGATCTAAAATCAGTAATAAAGACAAAGATTGAAGCATTAGTTGACGATAATTCAAAAACATATTTGAAGGTAGTTTATTTATATGACTCAAACGAAACGACAGGTTTCCCATACGCGACGGTTGTTCAGTCAATATCAGACGGAGAAATAATTGATAATGCAAGAGTTGAGAGAGTTTATGAAATTGCGATTAAAGTTTTTCAGGAAGTTAGCAAGGCAGGAAAAACAAACGCAGAAGCAATGACCTTAATGACAATTTTAGAAGATAAAATTTTAGAAATGTTTGATAATGATAGACAATTATCAGTAGAAGGTGTACCACAATGCGACAGAATGGAAATAGTGGGCGTAAGCAAAGATTATGGCACGAACGAGTCGCCGTATATTATACTTAATTTTAATTTAAAATGTATAAAAATAATAGATAAAATTTGTTAATATGGAATATAAAAACATATCGAAAAAGGATTTAGTTTTAATCGGTTTCGGACTTGTAAAAGCGGGCGGAATTATTAAAACAAAAAACAAAATCAACAATTTTAATTTTGAAATAGTTGAAAAAATAATTGAGGAAACTCAAAAAGAAGAAGATAAACTTAAAAATAAAAACGTATGACTATTATAGCAGACAAAGGAAGTTTAGCAGTAAAGCCACAGGCGGCTGCGAACACGCCTCTAAGACCTTCAATCTTTTTACCATATATCACAGATACGGTAATAACAAACCAAAATTTTGTTCGTGATATGAGATTATTTGGTAATGATTGGAATGGAATGGATCTTATAAGAGGTTCAAAAGAACATAGCGGAAATATAGAATTTTGGGCTGATCCTTTCACGCTTGGACACATTTTAAATTCTACTGTTAAAAAAGGAGTAACAACAAACGACGCAGGAACTCCAAAAGCATACACACACCCTTTTACGGCGGCAGACTCAGATTTATATACAATTGAATTTTCAGTTGGCGCTTATTATACAAGAAGGTATTACGACGTAAGAGTAAACACTATTAATTTAAGCATAGACACAGGGAAGATTAAATGCGTTGCAAACATTATGGCAGGAGGAGAATGGAGTGTAAGAAATTTAAATGCAGATTTAACAGGAGCAATTACAACTTTTGATTTTGACAATGATTATTCAAATACTCCAAACAAAGGATTATGCGTTGGTGATATTCTTATTATCGGAGTAACTGAGGTAACTATTACTGAGGTTAATGTAGACGGACAAGGGGTTACATTTACAAGCACTTCGGTTACTGCAAGCGACGGTGACGCTGTTTACTTAAAATGTCAAACTCCAAGTTATACAGATATTAGACCTATTCTTGAATTTGAAAATACAATTATTGGTTTAGGAGCAGACGCTTCAACGGCTTTAACAAACGCAACTTGCGCAGCTCAAATTAATGTTAATGAAATTGGTTTAAGTTTCAATAATAACTTGTCAGCGGATCCTTTAAGTGGAGATAATTGTGGACCAAGAAACATACAGGCAAGAATGAAGGAAGGCACATTGACTATTAAAAGATTATTCTCAGATATTACTCAGGTACAAAAATGGGCTAACAAGGAAAAACAAGCATTTGTTATTAGAATGTATGGAAAACTTGTTAATGCTACAACTAAGGAAGAATTGAGAATAACAATTAATAAGGCAAAGTTGATTACAAACAACAATCCTATTAATCAAGGAGAGTTTATTTTTGACGAACAAGAATTTGCAGTTTTATATGACACAACAGATGTACAAGCCATTAAATTCGAGCTTGTTAATCTTGAAGTAGGAACGGATTATTAATGTGCATAACATGCGAACAACTTGTTTAGAACCATAGTAAAGAAACTTTACGCATAGTAAAGAAACTTTACTAACATAGTAAAGAAACTTTACATGGACAGTAAAGAAACTTTACCCTATATATAAATATATATATAAATAATATTAATAATTAATATAAGTAAAAAAATTATGAGAGAAACAAAACAAATTATATTACCTATTACAGGGACAAAAATAGAAATATATACATATCTTTCACAAAGAGGTTATGACGCAATTAAGGAACCTTTTTATAGAGGTAAAAAAATTGAATTCGTACAAGGAAAAGGAATTAAAAAGGAAGCAGACAAGTTTATTGAAATGGACGCAATGAAAGAAGCGGACAAGGCGAATATAAAGCATATGCTTCACTCGGTTGAAGGCGAAACAGGAACGTTAGATTTTTTATATGAAAAGATAATTGATTTACCTAAAAAAGATTACGAGTTTATTGTAAAAGAAATAAACAAGATTACAAAAGAAGACGACGAAAGCGAAGATTTAAAAAAAAAGTAAAAAGAGTAAATATATCGATTATTTGCTTTGAAATGGGTTGGACTTATGAGGAGTGTATGATCCAACCTGAGTGGTTAATAAAAAACATTTTTAATAGACTAAAAGAAAATGGCAAACAAAGTAGAGTTAATGGCGGTAATAAAAGCGAAGGACGAGGCAAGCGGAGTTTTTAATAAAATCGGCAAGTCAAACTCAAAACTTATAAAAGGGTTGGGTACTTTGGGTGCGGCAGCAGGAGTGGCAGCGCTTGCGATTGGAGGAGCAAGTATTAAAATGGCGGTTGATTTTGAAAAGTCTATGAGCAATGTTTCAACTCTTGTTGATACAAGCACAGAAAGTATGGCAGAAATGGGAGAAAAGGTTATGGAAATTTCAAAAAGAGTTCCTGTTGAATTAGCAGATTTGTCAACTGCTTTGTATGACGTTAGATCCGCAGGAATATCAGCGAGCGACGCAATGATGGTCTTAGAAAAATCAGCTATGCTTGGCGTTGCAGGTTTAGGAACTACGCAGGAAGCGGTAAATTTAGCAACCTCAGCGATTAATGCTTTTGGTTTTGAAGGTGAAGAAGCAGCGAAAGTTTTTGATACAATTCAGTTAACAGTAAAATCAGGTAAAACAAATATATCAGAATTAGCTCAGTCTTTTGGTATGGTTGCAGGAACAGCAAATACCGCAGGAGTTGATTTTAACGAATTAATGGCGGCAACGGCAGCACTTACAACGACAGGATTGAAATCAAGTGTAGCACAAACACAATTAAGAGAAGCAATTTTATCAATTCAAGCTCCTTCAAAAGATATGAAAGAGATTATTAGTGATTTAGGTTATGAGTCAGGAGAAGCAATGATTAAAGAATTAGGATTAGTCGGAAGCATGGAGGCTATTGACGAAGCGGCAAAAGGAAATATAGAGATATTAAAACCTGCTTATGGTTCTGTTCAAGGATTAGGAGCTGCAACAGCATTAACAGGAGAACAAGGCGACGCCTTTGTTCAGACATTAAAAGATATGGCTGACGGAGAAGGAGCATTAAAAGAAGCATTTGACAAACAAAACGAAACGGCGGCTGCGCAATATCAATTATTAAAAAATAATCTTAATGTAGAAATGATAAATTTAGGAAATAAAATTTTACCACGAATATTAGATCATATGCCACAGATAATAAAACTTGTGGAAACATTGACAGATGTATTTATGGGATTGGTTGACGGAGCGTTATGGGCTTTTGATTTAATAGAAAAAGTATCGCTTCAAATTTTAGGACTAACGAAAGAAGATCTAACATATACACCTATGTCAGAAGCAGAAATGAGAGGAAAGATTGAAGGACAATCAGGAATGGAATGGAGTGGTTTCGAAGAAGGTTTTACAGGCAGGGCTTCATATGCAAGAGGAAACACACCACTTTCAGAATTGGTTGAAGGAGATAGTCCATATACACAAGAAAAATATAGTACAGGGGAAGAAGATTATTTTTCAAAAATGTTATTACCAACGACACAGGAAGGCACAACAATAAACTTTGATTTAAGGGGTGCAACGGTAACTGACGAGGAGATAACTAACAAGATAACTGACAAAATTTTTAAGGGTGTCGGTTTTTCGCAAGTAGCAAAATAATATGACAATAACATACGACGGAACAGACATATTAAATAACATTCAAAAAACAAGATTGGTTCAGCACGAAAGCGTTGCTGATTTTAACATTAATTCATTAAAGCCTTCAAGGGCTGACGGAACTTTGTTTATAAACGAGGTAATAGATACGAAGCAAATTATTATTGAGGGTATTATTCAAGGAACAACGCAAGCAAATTTAGAGGCTAACATTGATACTTTTAACGAGTTAATGTCAAGGAAAAATAAAAATCTTGATATATCTTACGCAGGCGGCACGAGGAGATATGTTTGTATTCCAGGAAAGGTAAATTATGTCAGAGATTATTACAATCTTTTATTTGTTCCTTTTAGTATTATAATGCAAGTACCATTAGGCGTTGGTAAAGATACAAGCACAACAACGTTGACTGCTAAAACCTTAACAGCGGTTACGACAACTGACACTTTAACATTTAGCGGATCGGCTGAGCCAAAACCTGTTATTAAGGTAACGATAAACACAAGGGGAAATGGCGACGTGGTTAGAATAGAAAACACAGACAATGACGATTACATTGATGTTGATTTAGACGATTTTGTTGCAACTGATTATTTAGAGGTAGATTGTGAAAATCTTACTGTTTTAAAAAATGGAACAACTGAATTAAATTATAGAGGTATGTTTCCAAGATTTGAAATCGGAGCTAATAACATAAAATATACTGTGTTTGGAAGTGGTTACACAATAGACCAACAGAATACAGCTTCAAATTCTAACGGAGATATTTTTGATAACGATGATAGGATACCTTCTTTCGGACAAAGTTTTATTCCTTCTCAAAGTGGAATAATTGGTAAAATTTCAATGTTTGTAGGTAAGACTGGAAGTCCTGGAGGAACAGTTTACTTAAGATTATATGACGATAATAATAATAAGGTTGGTACATTTTGTGGTTCGTCAGAACATTTAAATGTATCAACATTTACAACACTCGAATTATTTGCTTTTGAGTTTTTAACAACGTCTATATTTGTTGAAGTAGGGAAAAGATATTGGATTACTTTAAACGCAGTAAGTTTAACTGGTTCAGACAGTTTAAATAAAATATATTTCTTATATCAAAACGACGCAACACATTATCTAAATGGAAAAGCGATTGGCGCACAAACAATATCGTCAGAAGCAGTAGACGGAGTTGCAGAAGCGGACGAAGTGGACAATGTTTTAGAAGGACAATTTGATTATTACTTTATTGTTTATTTAGGTGACGGCGACGCGCCTGATTTCAATTTATCGGCTCAGGCTACTTATACTAAAAAATACTTATGAAAAGAATTTTTGTAAAATCTTACAATTCGGACGGATCGTTTAATATCATAAAAGATATTGAATTTACAAGTTTTACAAAGGCGATCAATTCAGGATTGCAAGAATTGAATTTTAGGATTGCGAGAAAAATGGACGAGTTTAATAACGACAATGAGTTTGATTTAAATAAAAAAATAGAATTAGAAGTTTACGACGACGACACAGGAAACGCAGGTTTGGTTCTTTATTCAGGTTATATTACAGAGCAAACCCCTATTATAGACGGCGCCAAAGAATACGTGACAATTGTTTGTCTTGGTTATTATTCAAAATTATCAACAGACGTTTTAATGAGCGGAAGTCAAACAGAAATATATACAAAGGCAACAGACGGACTTACAACTACGATAGGAGATATAGCCTCAGCGTTGGTATCAGACGTTGTAAGCGCGATTTTAGACTATTACAATACAAATAACACAGACTCAGAAATAGAGGTTCTAACGGTACAAGACGGCGGAGAAGATAGTATCGAAGATACGACAAATTCAATGCAGGTAGTTTTTTCAGCAAAGACATATCAGGAAGCGATTGACTCTTGTAAAAACTTAGCGTCACCAAATTGGTTTTGGTATGTTGGGGCAGACAATATATTCAGGTTTAAGCAAAAACCTTCAACGGCGACTCATAGTTTTACGGTTGGGAAAAATATAAAAACAATTCAAGTAGAGAAAAACATTCAGTCAGTTTATAACATTTTACTTTTATGGGGGCACGATAGCACAGGAACAGATATTGCATATAAGCAATACAAAGACGACGTGAGTATATCTGAGTATGGCAGGAGGGTATTGAGACAATCGATTTATAACGTTAAGGACGAGGCAACAATGAATAACTTGGGTGCTTCGATTATAGACGAAAACAAAGACGCTACCATAAAAATTACATTGGAAGTTATTGACAACAACGGAAACGATAAGGGTTACGATATTGAAAGTATTAATCCTGGCGATACTTGTAAGATTATCAACCTTGCGGAGGGAGATTTATTTAACAGTAATATGCTTATAACCGCGGTCAAGTGGACTGAAAACAAGGCAACAATAAGCGTTGATTTTAAAACACAAAATTTAGAAAAATACTTAACGTTCTTGCAAAGTGGAATTGAAACACAGGAACTTCAAGGCATACCTGTAAGCTACACATAAAAATTATGAATATAGGAACAACAACAAAAATTTGGGCAGGAATAATAGCGACGATACCGACAGGGCTTATGATATGGGACGAAAAAATGTCTTTGGCGATTGTTCTACTATTTTTGGCGGCGGCATTAGATACGGTGACAGGAGTTATAAAAGGTTTTTGGTGTGGAAAGTTTAAAACGTCTATTGCATGGAAGAAAGGACTTAGAAAATTTACAAGGTTAATAATAGCGGTGATTGGTTCGTATATTTTAGAGGTTATAGGACAAAGCGGTACTGAGCCATATTCGTATATTGCAGGAGCGTTTTGTTGTTTCTTAATGGGTTGGGCAATTTTAGAGGTTGTTTCAGTATTTGAAAATCTTAACGACATGGGGTTACAAACTCCAAAAAGTTTTATAAGATATGTTAGAAGAAATTTAGTAAAAGAAGAATGTAATACTAAAAAAAAATGAAACCAAAATATATAATGACACATCATATTGGAGGAAGTGATTTGTTCCCTTTACAACAGGTGATTGGTCAAGCTTTGTTGCTTGGCTTAACCTATTAGCAATAGCAGGTTCTTTTGGTGGAATTACAGGCTTACTATTATCAATAGACAAGTGGGTTAGAATTAAATAACAATTAAATAGAGAAGCCCTGACGTCCCGTTCGTTGGGGCTTTTTGTTTGCAAACACTAATGAAAGTATATAAAGAAACTATGTCTGAACCAAAATTTGATGAATTAAAAAAAGAACTATTGAAATATAAGATTATTAGTGGTAATGTTATAAGA